AAAGATTAAGAGTAGGTTCGATTGGGAGAAATACCCAATGGACTTTAGAGAAGAATGGTGGGATTATATAGATGAAGAATTTAAAAGAAGAGATGAAGGGTTTTGGTTTTATAATAATGGTAAACCTACTTATATCACTGGTACTCATTACATGTACTTGCAATGGTCAAAAATTGATGTCGGAGCTCCAGATTATAGAGAAGCCAACAGATTGTTCTTTATTTTTTGGGAAGCCTGTAAAGCAGATTATAGGGCCTATGGAATGTGTTATCTTAAAAATAGGAGATCTGGATTTTCCTTTATGTGTTCCGCAGAGCTTGTTAATCAAGCAACAATATCCAGTGATTCAAGATATGGTATATTATCCAAAACAGGTGCAGATGCTAAAAAGATGTTCACGGATAAAGTTGTACCAATCTCGATTAACTATCCGTTTTTCTTCAAACCCATCCAAGATGGTATGGATCGTCCTAAAACCGAACTTGCCTATAGAGTACCAGCGTCAAAACTTACACGTAGAAAGATTGAGGCAAACGAAGAACTTAGAGAACTAGATGGATTAGATACCACTATAGATTGGAAGAATACAGGAGACAACAGTTACGATGGTGAAAAACTTAAACTATTAGGACACGATGAAAGTGGCAAATGGGAAAGACCTGATAATATAAAGAACAACTGGAAAGTAACTAAAACTTGTTTAAGATTAGGTAGTAGAATTGTAGGTAAATGTATGATGGGATCTACTTCAAACGCTTTAGACAAAGGTGGTCAAAACTTTAAAGATATATACATAGGTTCTAATTGTTTAGAAAGAAACAGAAACGGTCAAACTAAAGAAGGTTTATATTCATTGTTTATACCAATGGAATGGAACTACGAAGGATTTATAGATAGATATGGTTATCCAGTGTTTGACACTCCATCAGAACCAGTCTTAGGAATAGATGAAAATCATATAGAAGTTGGAGTAATAGAACACTGGGAGAATGAAGCAGAAGGATTAAAAAATGATCATGACTCTTTAAATGAATTTTACAGACAATTTCCTAGAACTGAACAACACGCTTTTAGGGACGAAACAAAAGATTCTTTATTTAATCTTGTTAAAATATATCAACAAATAGATTTTAACGAAGAATATAATAATAGAGCAAACGTAACGCAAGGAAGTTTTATGTGGAGAGAAGGTATAAAAGACACAGTAGTAGATTTTATGCCTAGTGCAAATGGAAGATTTTTTGTATCTTGGATTCCACCAGTTAGTATGCAAAACCGATTGGTTGTAAAAAATGGTATTAAATTTCCGGCTAATGAATTTGCTGGAGCATTTGGACTAGATAGTTATGACATTTCTGGTACAGTAGATGGAAGAGGATCTAATGGATCCTGTCATGGTTTAACTAAATTCTGCATGGCAGATGTTCCACCTAATCAGTTTTTTTTAGAATATATTTCTAGACCTCAAACGGCTGAAATATTCTTTGAAGATATTTTAATGGCGATGGTTTTTTACGGAATGCCTATATTAGCAGAAAATAACAAACCAAGATTTTTATACTATTTAAGACGAAGAGGATACAGAGGTTTTAGTATAAATAGACCTGATAAAGTTTGGAATAAATTATCTGTAACAGAAAAAGAAATAGGTGGTATACCTAATTCAAGTGAAGACATTAAACAAGCTCACGCAGCAGCAATAGAATCTTATATAGAAACTTACGTAGGATTAATGGAAGATGGTAGTCATGGTAACATGTATTTTCAAAGAACATTAGAAGATTGGGGAAGATTTAATATCAGCAGCAGAACTAAACATGATCCATCTATAAGTTCAGGATTAGCTATAATGGCTTGTAATAAAAATAAATACAAACCAGTACGAGACAAACAAATTACTCCAATACAATTAGGTATGAAGACATATGATAATAGTGGATATATTTCAAAAATAATAAAATAAATGAAGGTTTTTACAAATAGCAATAGTTCTTTTCCAGATCAGGTAGTACCAGACGTGGAAAAAGCTACATGGGAATATGGGCTACAAGTAGGTCGAGCAATTGAAGGAGAATGGTTTTGGGCTGGTAGAGGAAGAGATAGGTTTCACCAAAATTTCCAAAATTTTCACAACCTTAGATTATATGCGAGAGGAGAACAATCTGTTCAAAAGTATAAGGATGAATTAGCTATTGATGGAGATTTATCTTATTTAAACTTAGATTGGAAACCAGTACCCATTATTCCTAAATTTGTAGATATTGTTGTTAATGGAATAAATGATAGACATTTTGATATAAACGCGTTTGCGCAAGATCCTGTTTGCTCTAGACAAAGAACTGAATATGCTACAGGTTTATTAACTGATATAAACGCAAAAGACTTTTTAACTCAAGTAGAACAAACGTTAGGAGTTAATGCTTTTAATTCTGCTGACAGAGATAATGCTCCACAAGATCAAGAGGAGTTAGCAGTGCACTTACAAATGGATTTTAAACAGTCTGTAGAAGTTGCAGAAGAAGAAGTTATAAGTCAAGTTTTAGAAAAAAATAAATATGATTTAACAAGAGCTAGGTTTAATAAGGATTTAGTAGAAATTGGCATTGGTGCTTGTAAAACCACATGGAATCAATCTGAAGGAATTGTTGTTGATTATGTTGATCCTGCAACTTTAGTTTGGTCTTACACGGAAGATCCTAACTTTGAAGATATCTGGTATGTTGGAGAAGTAAAAGGAATAAGTTTAGCAGATCTTAAAAAACAATTCCCTGAACTTACTGCAGCAGAGTTAGAAGAAATAGAAAGATATCCTGGCAATCAAAATTATTTACGCAATTGGAATGGTAGGCAAGATGATAACATAATACAAGTTTTATTTTTTGAATATAAAACTTATACTAATCAAGTATTTAAAATAAAAGAAAACGATTACGGGTTAGAAAAAGTACTAGAAAAAAGTGATGCATTTAACCCACCAGAAAATGAATTAGGATATGGCAAACTATCTAGAGCTATAGAAGTACTTTATTCAGGAGCTAAAATATTAGGACATCCTCAGATGTTAAAGTGGGAGATGGCGGAAAATATGACACGTCCTGTTGCAGATACAGTAAAAGTAAATATGAATTATGCTATCTGTGCTCCAAGAATGTATAAGGGAAGAATAAACTCTTTAGTAAATAGAGTGACAGGTTTTGCTGATATGGTTCAAATCACTCACTTAAAATTGCAACAAGTTCTATCTAGAATGGTACCTGATGGTGTATATCTAGATGTAGATGGATTAGCAGAAGTAGATCTAGGTAATGGGACGAACTACAATCCTCGTGAAGCTTTAAATATGTACTTTCAAACGGGTAGTGTAGTAGGTAGATCATTGACGCAGGACGGAGATGCTAATAGAGGTAAAGTTCCTATACAAGAGTTACAATCTTCAGCTGGACAAGCTAAAATACAGTCACTGATACAAACATATCAGTACTATCTTCAAATGATCAGAGATGTGACGGGATTGAACGAGGCGCGTGATGGTAGTATGCCAGACAAAGATTCATTAGTAGGAATTCAAAAATTAGCTGCAGCAAACTCTAATACAGCTACTAGACATATATTAGAGGCTAGTTTGTATATAACATTAAGAATGTGCGAAAACATTTCAATGAGAGTTGCAGATTCATTAATGTATCCTACAACAAGAGCAGCCTTAGAAAATAGTATATCTCAATATAATGTTGGAACTTTAGATGAATTAGCTGAATTAAACATTCATGACTTTGGTATATTTATAAATTTAGAACCAGATGAAGAAGAAAAAGCTCAACTAGAACAAAATATTCAAATAGCATTAAAAGAAAATCAAATATATTTAGAAGACGCTATTGATATTAGAGAAGTCAAAAACCTCACATTAGCTAATCAATTTTTAAAATATAGAAGAAGAAAAAAGGCTGAACAAGATCAAGCTAATCAAGAGCGAATGATACAAGCCCAAGCTCAGGCTAGCGCAGAAGCTGCAGAAAAAGCAGCTATGGCTGAAGTTCAAAAACAACAAGCGTTAGTAGAAACACAAGCTCAACTAAAGAAAGTAGAAATGGAATTGCAAATTCAAAAAATGCAAATTCAACTTAATCACGACATGCAAATGGCGCAACAAAGATTTCAATATGATATGCAGTTAAAAGGTATGGATGATGAAAAAGATGCTGCGAGAGAAAAAGAAATTGAAGAAAGAAAAGACAAAAGAACAAGAATACAAGGAACACAACAAAGTAAAATGATAGCACAAAGAACTAATGATAGTGCTCCAATAGACTTTGAAGCAGGAGGTGGAGCAGGTCAAATGGGGTTTTCTCCAGATGATTTCACTCCAACTTAATTATTAATTATTATATTATATTATGTCAGAAGAAACAGTAGGAACGCAAGTACCTCAAGAAGGAGAATTTAAAATGAAAAAGAAACGTGGTAGACCACGAAAACTTGCTAATAAAAAAGATGATTCTATAAAAGTAGAATTAAATAAAAAAGAAGAAGATGCCGTTCAAGAGCCAATCACAGAGAATAGCGTGCAGAGCACAGGAGAGGAAAGCAAAGAAGAAAGGAAAGAAGCCGAAGTGGAATTGCAACCTGTGGGAGAGACACACTCCGAAAAACAAACCTCTTCCGATGAGGTTAAAGAAGAAGAAAAAATAGTTGAAGAAATTATAGAAACACCTGTAGAAGCTAAAGCTACTACACCCACACCAGAAGCACAACAAGTTAATGTTCCAGAGAATTTGGAAAACTTAGTTAAGTTTATGAAAGAAACTGGTGGCACTGTAGAAGATTACGTTAATCTAAATAAAGATTATACTAATGTAGATGACAGTAAGGTGTTAAGAGAATATTATTCCAAAACTAAATCCCATTTAGATAAAGAAGAAATAGATTTTCTTTTAGATGATAAATTTTCATGGGACGAAGATGTGGATGATGAACGAACAGTTAAAATGAAAAAACTGTCGTATAAAGAAGAAGTTGCAAATGCTCGTAAATTCTTGGAAGATTCAAAAGGAGATTACTATAAAGAAATCAAGTTGAGATCTAATATAACTCCAGAACAACAAGAGGCTATGAAATTTTGGGACACGTACAAACAGAACCAAGAAGAAGCAGCGAAAATGCATGGTCACTTTAAAAGTAAAACTGTAGAATTTTTTAAAGGAGATTTTAATGGTTTTAACTTTGATGTAGGGGAAAAATCATTTAGGTATAAACTAAATAATCCCGAAGACACTGCTAATCGTCAATCTGATTTGCGCTCCGTTTTTAAGAAGTTCTTAAATGACAAAGGAGAAGTAATCGATTATTCCGGTTATCACAAAGCTATCTATGCAGCAAGAAATTCTGATTCCATTGCTAAACATTTTTACGACCAAGGCAAAGCCGATGCGACTAAAGATTTAATGGCAAAATCTAAAAATATAAATGATGGTAAACCTAGGGCAACCTCAGGTGGCGATATGTATATTAATGGATTAAAGGTTAAAGCAATTACTGGTGCTGATGCTTCGAAGTTGAAAATTAAAAAAAGAACATAACTTAAAAATTTAAAATTATGAGTTTAAATCCAGCGTTGGGTCCAAATTTGGAGCCCGCTCAGAAGCGAATGACATTAACTACTAACTATTTGTCTTTTACAGATGGTGATAATGACTTCGCACAACAATACCTACCAGAGCTTTATGAGCAAGAGGTAGAAAGATATGGTAATAGAACTATTGCCGGATTCTTAAGAATGGTTGGCGCTGAAATGCCAATGACATCTGACCAAGTTGTATGGTCTGAACAAAATAGATTACATGTTGCTTATGAAACATGTGAAGTAATAGATGATACTACAATTAGAGTAGCTATTGACCCAGATGTTTCTGCAGCTGGTGGTACAGTAGGTAACAAAGAATGTGCTATCAAAATCAACCAAACCTTAGTGGTTTATGGAAATGGTACTACAGGTGCTGGAATTGGTGAAACAATGAAAGTAATTGTAACTGCTGCTCCTAGCAACTACACAGGTGGTGGTGCTGGTGTAACTAGAGAATGTGACGTAACAGTTGCTCCTTATACTGCTGCTGGCTTAACAGTTGGTTCTGGTGGTGTTTTCTCTGGATCAGGATCTTCTGGTGGTGTTAACTCTGCTGTAGCTGTATTTGTTTACGGTGCAGAATGGGTGAAAGGTTCTAACACAGATGCATTAGCTTCTATCGAACCAGATTTCACACAGTATTCTAACTCACCTATAATCATAAGAGATAAGTTTGAGATCAATGGATCTGATACTGCTCAAATTGGTTGGGTTGAAGTTTCTACTGAAGATGGAACATCTGGATTTTTATGGTATCTAAAGTCTGAATCTGAAACAAGATTAAGATTTGAAGATTACATGGAGATGGCAATGGTTGAAGGTGAACTTGCTACTGCTGGTTCAGCTGTGGCTGGTATTGCTTTATCTAACGCTGCTTTTACAGGTAACAAAGGAACTCAAGGTTTATTTGCTGCTGTAAGAGACAGAGGACATGAGTATCAAAATTTCGCAGGTGCTGGCGGTGGTAATGCTGCTTTAGCTGACTTTGATGAAATTTTAGCTCAGTTAGATTTTGAAGGAGCTATTGAAGAAAACATGATTTTCTGTAATAGATCTTTATCTCTAGCAATGGACAACATGATGGCAAACGTTAACGGATCAGCTCAAGCTGGTGGTGCTAACGGAGCTTCTTATGGTCTATTTGAAAATGATGCTAATATGGCATTGAACTTTGGGTTTGATGGTTTTAGAAGAGGTTCTTATGACTTCTACAAAACTGATTGGAAATATCTTAACGATGCTTCTACTCGAGGTTTAGCAAAAGATATCGAAGGTGTTATGGTTCCTGCTGGAACTTCAACAGTTTACGATCAAATGCTAGGTTCAAATATCAGACGTCCATTCTTGCACGTTAGATATAGAGCTTCAGAAACTGATGACAGAAGACTTAAGTCTTGGGTTACAGGTTCTGTAGGTGGAGCTTACACATCTTCTTTAGATGCTATGGAAGTTCACTTCCTATCTGAAAGATGTTTGGTAACACAAGCAGCTAACAACTTTATCTTGTTCACTACTTGATAATAACCTTTACTAGGGTGTTTCGGCACCCTAGTTTTTATTTTTTTTATTATATTATATTATGAAAACAACAGCAACTCCCAAAGATTGGGAAATAAAAGATAGACTTTACACGTTAATCAATAAAAAGCCTTTAACACTAAGATTAAGTTCTAGGCACAGTGCTAGATCTCCATTATTATATTTTGATGAAGAATCTGGCGAACAAAGAGAGTTACGATATGCTACTAATATGGCCTCTCCATTTGTAGATGAACAAAATGGAACCGCGACTATGGGACATATTGTATTTCAAGATGGAAGATTGTTTGTTCCAAAAGAACAGCAAAACTTACAAAAACTATTATCACTTTATCATCCAAGACGAGAAAGAGAATATAGAGAACATAGGCCACAAATAATAGCACAATACGACATAGAAGATATTGAACTAGAAATTGATGCATTAAATATTGCTAAAACATTAGATATAGAACAAGCTGAAGCTATAATGAGAGTTGAAGAAGGTTCTAGAGTTAATAAGATGAGTTCTAGAGAGATTAAAAGAGATTTATTAATATTTGCTAAAAGAAAACCTAAACTCTTCTTAGATTTAGTTAATGATGAAAATGTACAGCTTAGAAGCACTGCTATAAAAGCTGTTGAAAATAGAATTATTAAACTTTCTCAAGATAACCGAACATTTAGTTGGGCAAGTAATGGAAAGAAGTTAATGACAATTCCTTTTGATGAAAACCCTTATTCCGCAATGGCGTCCTGGTTTCAGACTGATGAAGGATTGGAAGTATTTAAATCTATACAGAAAAAACTTTCTTAACGTGTGATAATAATAAAGGCGGCCTTTGCGCCGCTTTTTTTTTAAAATATTACAAATGGCTATAAACGTAAACGATGTATATCAAACAGTCTTATTAATTCTTAATAAAGAACAAAGAGGTTATATGACACCTTTTGAATTCAATAAGATAGCAACTCAAGTCCAAAGGGAAATCTTCGAAAGATATTTTGAAGACTTAAATCTATATTCCCGTACTCCACAAACAGAAATAGAATATGCTGATCGGTTGAAAAACACTGAAGAGAAATTAGAAGTATTTAGAACTGAAGAATTTCCTACTTATACAGGTGGAGGTTTTGATATACCTGAAGATTTGTATAGATTAGGAGGAGTAACATTTAGAGACTTTTTACTAGTTCCAGGTGTTGCTAATACTTATAACTTTAGTGATGAATATGTTGAGTTACAACCTGTTGATAGGCATGAATTTAATTTAGTATCTAGATCTAAGTTGACAGCTCCCTCCAAGTCATGGCCTATATATCTTTATGAAAGAAATAAAATATTTGTTAAACCTACTTCTATTAATTTAGGCAAAAACCTTACAACTATACCACAAATAACTGAAGGTTCAATTCTAATTGATTATATTAGAAAACCAGAAGATGTAGCTTGGGGATATACGGTTGGTACATTAGGACAATTTGTATACGCTCCTCCAGGAACATCAGGAGTTGTTACGCCCGCTTCCGGATCTGTTGATTTTGAACTTCATAATTCAGAGCAAACAGAAGTAGTTATTAACATTTTGTTTTATGCTGGTGTAGTTATAAGAGATCCACAAATAGTACAAGTGGCTACTCAAAAAATTCAACAAGAAGAAACTTTAGAAAAACAATAAGATATGGGTTTACTAACTGAAACTAATGCACAATACTATTCTGGACAACAACCTTTTTATGTTTCTGCTGGAAAAGAAGTTTACAATGTAAACTTTAATACGCCTTTAATTAGTGCTTTTGATATTTCTGGTAATCAAATTGCAGAAGCTTCAAATTATAATATTTACGTTATAGATTTAGCTGGTAATTCTACTTTAATACCACAAGACGAATCTTATGTTTCTGCACCTAATGGTAGTCAAATAACTTGGCCAAATGGAATAGGTGTAGTAAGTTCTAACGTAGTTATTCAATTAACAGTACCTACAGTAGAAGACAATTATGGTGGATATGAATATATAAAACTAAATGATATTATAAATAACTTTTTAGTAGCATATGTAGGACCAGACAATATAATATCTAGAGTAAGAAGAACTGATGTATTATTTCATGCTAAAAGAGGATTACAAGAATTTAGTTATGACACTTTAAAAAGTGTGAACTCTCAAGAATTGACTATACCTCCTAGCTGCTCATTACCTCTTCCACAAGATTATGTTAATTATGTAAAATTATCTTGGGTAGATGATGGTGGAGTAGAAAGAATAATATATCCTACAGTTTTAACTTCTAATCCAACTGAATTACCTTTGCAAGATGACAAAGGTATACCAACCCAAAACTCTTTTAGTAACAACAATGAAGCTGCTCAATCGTTAGTAGAAGAACGTTGGAAAAATCAACAATGGGATTGGACTCAAAATTGGCAAAATTATCCATGGGGAGATTATTGGGGATATTATCCCTCTCTTAATTGGTATGGAAGAATGTATGGATTAACTCCACAAACAGCACAAATGAATGGTTGGTTTACAGTAAATGAACGAACTGGTACTATGTCGTTTTCCAGTAGTTTACAAGGAGCTTTAATAACATTTTCTTATATATCAGATGGACTAGCACTAGACAAAGACACTAAGGTTCCTAAAATGGCTGAAGAAGCAATGTACATGCATATTGCTTATAGTATTTTATCTACACGTAGAAATATACCGGAACACATTGTACAAAGATTTAAAAAAGACAGAAGAGCAACTTTGCGAAATGCTAAAATAAGATTACAAAATATTAAATTAGGTGAATTTACTCAAGTGATGAGAGGAAAGTCTAAGTGGATTAAACATTAAGTAAATGGCAGAATCAAAAAATACTTTTATAAAGTCTAAGATGAATCAAGATCTAGACAGTAGATTAATTCCTAATGGTGAATATAGATCAGCATTTAATATCGCAGTAAGTCAAAGCGAAGGATCTGACGTAGGAACATTAAGAACTGTACTAGGTAACTTAGAAATTAGTGATTTTGGATTCACTGAAGAATGTAATGTAAAAATTATAGGTCACTGTGTTGACGATGAAAAGAATTTTATTTATTTATTCTTTACTAACTTTATTGATACTTCTTCTGATAAATTAAGTAATTATCCTTCGGATGAAGCAATCTGTCAGATTTGGAGAAGAGATCTTGAAACGAGTAGTAATGTAAAATTAGTGGAAGGAAAGTTTCTTAATTTTTCTCTAACACATCCTATATCTGGTATTAATGTATTAGAAGAATTACTTTTTTGGACAGATAACAGAAATCAACCGAGAAAAATTAATATTAGTAATGCTAATCCTAGTGCTTCTATAAATCCTACATACTATACTAATGATGATCAAATAAATGTTATTAAATATTATCCTTATGATCCTATTTTATTAATAAATGATTATGTAGTAGATTACACTATAAATACCGGTACAGTTGGGGATTATAGTGCTTATATAGATGATATAGTATATACATTAGGTGGATCAGGTACAGGAATGACTGTAGAAATTACTGAAGCTACAGGATTTCCTGGACAACTACGTGGAATTAAAATTATAAATCAAGGTGTAGGATATCAAGATGGAGATGTAGTTGAAATAGCACCTAAAATTGGAGATGCCACAATCACTCTTCAAATGGAAGTTGGTACTACCATGAAAGACAAGTGTACTGAAAAACTCCCGGTTAATTCTACTTTCACAGTTTCACCACTAGCTGATTTAGATAATGGGTTGCCTATTGATGTAATTCATGACTCTGGACCAGAGTTAGATGAAGTAGATTATACAGGAGCTTTAGTAAGAATTACTGGAACAAGCGCTAGTCCTTATTTAGCAAGAGTTACTGGTCAATCTTCGGGAACACCTGATACGTTAACTATTGAATGGCCTAATATAATTCCTACTCAAGTAACTGATGTAGCGTTAATTGAAGTAGGTATGAATCCTGACTACGATCCTAATTGGCCAGGTGATTGTGAATATTTAAAAGACAAATTTGTAAGATTTGGTTATAGATTTAAGTTTAATGATAACGAATATTCTCTTATTTCTCCATTTACACAAGCATGTTTTATACCTAAACAAAATGGTTATTTTTTATCTAAAACTAAAGAAGTATTTGATGCAACAGGTATAGCGTCCGAAGTATCCATTACAGACACTCAACAAACGTTAGAAAGTACAGAAGTAGAGTTTTTTGAAAATGCCGTTACTAATGTAGATTTAATTATTCCTTGCCCAATATTTTTAGATGAAAGTATATCAGGATTTAATAATTTAACAGAACAATTACATGTAGAAGCTATTGAAATAATATATAAAGATGATGCAGAAACTGTATTAAAAGTAGTAGATGTTATTGATAAAGTATCTTTTTCTAATATAAATTCTAATATATTGTTATATGATTATCAGTCTAGAAAACCCATAAAAGTATTACCTGAATCTGAAATAACTAGAGTAAGTGATAAAGTGCCTTTAAGAGCTTTAACGCAAGAAGTTGTAGGCAATAGAGTAATGTACGGTAACTACATCGATGGTCATTCTAGTTTGAATAGTTTAAATTATGAAGTAAATGCAGGTCCTAAATTTAATCTTCCTGAAAACACATTAAGAAAAGAATATCAAAACCATACATTAAAACAAAATAGAAATTACCAAGTTGGAATTGTTTTATCTGATAGATAATATGGTAGGCAATCTGATGTTATATTATCTTCTTTAGATGATGCATTGTCTTTTGCGGCTGGGGAAGCTTTTCTAGGTTCTACTATATATCATCCATATAAACCTGGTGGTTGGTCTAGACAAAATATTATTACAGACGGTAATCGTACTTGGCCAGGAGATACTTTAAATGTAAGATTTAATGAGGTTATTCCTACTAATCCTGGAATTCCTGGTTATCCTGGTTTATTTGTGGGTTCAGATGCACCTAGTATTAGTAGTTTATATGGAGGAGCCGGATATCCATCAGGTCTATTAGGTGTTAGCACAACAGGTGGATCAGGTGTAGGATTAACCGTTAATTATACAACTTTTAAACCTACCATATTAAGTAACATAATATCAGTAGAAATAGCTGATCCTGGCTTTGGATATGAACAAGGTGACATTATAACTATTAATGGAGGAACGCCTGGTAACGAAGCAACATTTATTTATAATCCTTCTCAAACTCCAAAATTAAATGGGTGGTATAGTTACAAAATAGTTGTAAAGCAGACTGAACAAGATTATTACAATGTTTATCTACCTGGTATTGTAAATGGAGAAATAAATACTTCGGGTGTAGCAACCGCTTCAACAGCAACGTTAAGTTTATATGCTGACAATATAAATAAAGTTCCTAGAGATTTAACAGAAGTTGGTCCTACACAAAAAACTTTTAACTCAAGTGTAGAATTATCAATAAGAGTGACTAATGATTATCAAATACCTTGGACTAGTAATCAATTTTACCCTGACACAGCTACTGAAAAAGTTTTACATTAAGAAGAATAACAAAAGACATTAATAGTGTTCTTGGTGGTGGCACAGGAATAACTTATAATAATTTTTCTGAAGATATTGTAGCTGGCATGTCTGTAATTATTACTGAAAATAATGGTAATATAAGAGTTCCTTTAAGTGATAATATATATGTTACTTCAACTTATATTAACTCTGGAGCGTTTAATCAAGTTAATTTTAATGAAACTGTTGCAGGTATAGCTGCTACAGATACTATAACTTTTGGTCCTCCAGGTATAATATATAATTCAAACAATAATCCACTTATAGGTATATTAAGTACTTCTGAGCAAATAGGTGTTGCAGAAGAAGATGATTTTAAAGTGCAATTAGCCGTTGCTGAAACTCAACCTTTTGAATCTAATTTAGAAGTTTATTATGAAACAACAAGTGCTGGATTAATACAAGATCTTAATGTAGCTATACAAGAAGGTGCTGGAGCCGTAGCTGTTCCATTTGCAATTGACACTATAGATACTGCTAGCTGGAACGAATCTCAAACTGGACCATTTGCAATTACTAATAATTTTGGTTTGTTAGACGCAACAAACTCCCCATTTGTAGATCCAAATGCTGTTGGAGATTTAGTAAGTGTTTTTGATGGAAATAACAATACTAGAGATGGTGAGTTTCAAATAAACAATCTAGGTAATGGTACTTTTAATATATCTACAGTTAAAGCGCCAGGTGAAGGTTTTGTAGTATTACAAGATGAAAATTTAACAGATTTTACTTTTAATGTATCTATTCAAAGTCAAGGAATAACTTTATTTAAAACTTTCAGTGAATCTATAAATAATGAAAGACCTGTTTATGGTGGTAGTTATGATGTTCTTTCAATTCCTGGCTACAAACTTCCAGTGGGTTCTGCATATATTTTTCCTACCGATCAAACTCTTCTTCCAACAAAAGGATCTTTAATAAACGGGAATGATATATTTTCTGCTGTAAACGGAAGCGGAGATGTAAATTTAGAAAAACAAGAATTAAAATGGACTATAATAAGTGCAATATGTGTTGGTGGAGAAAATAAAACTGAAGTGGAATGGAACGCAGCTCCAGATGGTGGTAATAATGTTGTTGCGTGGCCAGCAAATGGTTGGTGGGGTCCTTTTCCAAATAGTGTAGACAGTACAGCTATCTATCAAAATAATCCACAATCAAGTGTAGGATATAACAGCTTCCAAATATTGAATGGGGCAAATTATATGGAAATGTTTCATTGGGCTCTTTTAAATCCTAGTTTACTTGATCCAACTCAAGATAATCCTAGTGCGACAAATAATAAATGGGGAGTAAACACTGGTGGACCGCCATTTGGACAAGTTACAACCTTCAACAATAAAGCAAGATTATGTACGTATAATGGAGTAAATGGAGGATTAGGATCAGGAGGGGGATTAGTATATACTGATCGGCCTGCGAGTAATGCTGGTGTAAACAGTGCTGGTGTTGGCTGGACAAGTACTGGGTATAAAGCTAGTTCTTTCGTTAAGTTTATAGACTTTGAAGTAAAGATTAAAGTTGAAGATAGAAATGGTCAGGGTTTAACTCCTAACACACAGGAAGTAGTTTTAAACGTTAGATTTCAATATTAAATAACAGTAAAAACAAGTGATTATAATATGAGTGCTATAGTAGAGGTAAAGTATTTCAATTCATTTTGGTTAAAAAAAGTAGAAAAAACATTTGGAGGAAGTCCTAGTCCTACTGAATCAACACCTACTTGGCCTGGAATAGACTGGAATCCATTTGGTTATCCTGCTTTTCCAATTGAAGGAGCACCAAATGCAGAAACTGAATCGGAAGGTAATTGGTATATAGAAGAAGCTCGAATAAAAGGTGGCTTTAATAACACTATGGTCTCTCAAGGAGTAAGAGCTTATGCTAACGAAGAAAATCCAGTTCAAGACTTAAGATCATCTTCTATTATTTATTCAGGAATTTACAATTCTAGAACTGACATTAATAGAACCAATGTTTTTTCTTCTAGTGAGGAAATAACCAAAACTTTAGATCCATCATTTGGGAGTATTCAAAAGTTATTTGCAGAAGATAACAATCTATTAATGTTTCAAGAAAATAAAGTAAGTAAAGCTTTAATTGATAAAGATGCTATTTATTCAGCTGAGGGTGGAGGAACTTTAACAAGTTCTAATGTTGTGATTGGAGAAACTATTCCTTATTTAGGAAGGTACGGAATTGGAAGATATCCAGAATCGTTTGCTCAGTTTGGTTTTAGAAAATACTTTGCTGATCCAAATAGAGGTACTGTAATGAGGTTATCTAGAGACGGTTTAACGGAAATATCTGAATATGGAATGAAAGATTTCTTTAGAGATAAATTAACCGAAATAACTAATAATTATTCTACTGTTAATATTGGTTGGGTTTTTGATGGAATTCCTGATCCTAGTGCTGTTACTAGTTTTACAGTAGAAAACTTAGATGCTTGTAATATATTTATAGGAAGTAAAGTGTTTAATGAAGTTGCATCTGCGTTTATAGATACGGGTGCCATTGTAACTAATATTGAAGCATTAGGAACTAGTCCAGAAACTTATGCTATAACAGTAAATAAACCTTTTATAGCCCAAGCGTCTGGAGCTTTTTCATTTGATTATAAAAGTAGAATTATAGGAAGTTGGGATAATTTTAGTAAATACTATACTTTATCCATACAATCAACACCTTCTTTTATAAGTGAAACTGAAGATTATTTTACATTATCTTTTGATGAAGGAGTAAAGGGATGGGTTAGTTTTTTCAACTATAAACCGTCAACAGCTTTTAGTTTAAAAGGAAAGTATTATACAACCATCAACAATAAATTATACGAACACTACGATCAAAGTATAGGAAATAATTTTGGTATTTTTTATCAAAAAAGTTATCCGTCTACTATTAATTTTATTATTAATGCAGAACCATCTCTTAAAAAAGTATTTACCACTATAAATTATGAGGGAGATAATGGTTGGCGAGTTAATGGTATATTAAGTTCTCCAACAAGAGTAAATCTTCCTCCTAATGAATCATCTTCAGACTTTACTAATAGTATTTATAGTTATAAAGAAGGTTTATATACTGATGCTCAAGGTTATCCTATAAGATGTGGTTTTGATAGAAAAGAAAATTTGTATGTGGCTGCGTTAAAAGATAATTCACTGTTTGAAGATGGACAAGTTTTAGTAGGTAGTAGTACTACAGGATTAAAAGGATATTTTTTAGATGTCACTTTACAAACAGATGGTAGTATAGATTCATCTGGAGTATATAATGCTGTAACTGATCCAGGAGGATCAAAAGAAATTTGGTCAGTAGGAACAACTTTTGTTAAATCATCTTAAATTAAATTAAATGCAAGAAACATTAACTATAAACCACCACGAAAAAGTAAGTCATTTAGTAAAAATACTTAGTGATATGGAAGACGGAGAATTAGTGGTAGGTAATGGAAAAGAAATAATACATCATGATATAGCACCATTAAAACACTCATTTGCTGATCAAATTTATATTAGACAAATGGACATGAAAAAAGGTACTATAATTGTTGGAGCTATTCATAAACATTTACATGTATGGTTTTTATTAACTGGTAAATTAACTGTTGTTACAAAAAATGGTGTAGAAGATTTTATCTCACCGTGTTATGTAGTGTCTCAACCAGGTTCTCAAAGAGTTATTTATGCGGACGAAGATTCTATCTTTGTCAATATACATAAAAATCCTACTAACACTACTAATATAGAAAAGTTAGAAAAAGAAATTGTAGCTTTAAACAAGGAAGAATATGAAGAATATGTTAATCAAAAAATTTAAATTATGAGTTACGCAACAATAGCTGCTATTGCAGCACCAATCGTAATCGGAGGTATTCAAGCAGCAGTAATGGGTAGTAAAGCTAGTGATATGGAAAATGATGTACTTAATGCTCAAACTGATGTAGATAATGCTGTTTTAAATAGACAAGATATTTATAATGCAGCTGAAGATATTAGAGGTTTGAAAAGTGAACTGTCTAATGCATATGCTAATCTAGGAGTAGCTACTCAAGCTGCAGAAATTCAACAACAACAAAGTGATACTGCATTAGCAAACATGTTAGAAGGACAATTAGCTTTAGGATATGGTGGTGGTGGAGCAACCGCTTTAGCTCAAGCAGCAGCTAAATCTAAACAAGGTATAGCAGCTAATATAGAACAACAAGAAGTACAAAACCAAAAATTACGTGCACAAGGAGAAGAAAAAATAAATCAACAAAAGCTACAATTAGAGCAAATGGCTATTGGTGCTGAACAACAAGCTTGGCAAATGGCAGAAAATAGAGAAATATTCGATATTAATAGACTTCAAGCTGAGGCTGATTTTTTAAGAAATCAACAACAAGCTTACGCTGATGCTCAAACAGCTGCATGGATGCAAGGAGTGAGTGGAGCAACTAGTGTAGCTTCTTCAGCTGCTGGAAGTGGAGCTTTTGAAAACATGCAATTTTAAAAATAAATTATGGCAACACAACCAAATTTACCTCAATATCAGTTAAGTAAATTACCAGATTTATTAGCTAACAATATTCAAACTGTTACTGCAGCGGGAGTAAATGCTATGAATATGTTGGGCACTAGACTTAAAAAAGAAAAAGAAGCTAGGCAAAAACTAATAAAAGAAGGTGACGCTATAGAAGCTAATTTTAATGATTTTTATGCTAATAAAGCCAAAAGTGGAGTTATAGATGCAGATGCAGCTAATAGAGAGTGGGCTGGAAAAGCAGCTAGTAATTTAAATGCCTTATATATAAAAGCTTATGGTTCTAATGGAACAGCTGCTGATAGAGAAGCTTATAAAGAAGCTAAGGCTATAGCAATGGAAGATGTGAATAATTTAGGTACATTTGCAAATTTAGTTGGAATGAATAATAAAGCTATAGAAAGTGATTTGCTTGCTAGAAAACAAGGTACTAGTGTTGGTAGATTGACTAACAATAGTCTTACAGGTTCGTATAAAGGTTGGTATGATAGAACTGCTGAATTAAATAATGGAACTGCAACTAATTATAAAGTAAGTAGAGACGGAAATGGGCATCAAATTTTAACATATAACTTGCTAGATACTGATGGTAAGAGTTTACAGCAAGAGAATGGTAAAGACATAGTAAGAACTGTAGATGTTAACGCATGGGTTAATGAGTTTAATAAAACTGGTAAAGGACTAGACGCTTTGACAGTTAAACCAGATCAAAGCTTACAAACTGGTGTGGCCGCGAATTTTAAAAAGAAATATTTAGATACAAAATTACTAAATCCTGCTATTACAAAAGTTGTAAGTAAATATGACAAACAAACCAAATCTCACATAAAAACAAAAGTATTAGATTATAAAGCATTTGACAAACAATTAGAAACAGACAATAATTTAAATGCACAATTAGAAAGTGATACAAAGTTATCTTCTTTTCCTCAAACATTTTTTGAATTGCAAAATGAAGGTTATAATAAAGACTATGTCGGTAATGCTTTACCTTTAGCTGATCAACCTTGGATGGTTGGTAACACTATTAGTGATAAAGAGTTAAAACAGTTTAATACAAATAAAGAGCTTTCGGCGCAAGATCCTACACCTAATGATGATCTTACTAGAGAAGATTTAAACACTATACAACGTAATAGTGCTAAGAAAATGTTAGCTAATTTTTATACTACACAAACCCCTATAGGAGAAGTAACCACAGCAGAGTCAGATGTAGAAAGATATCAAAAAACTGTAGACGGAAAAGATTATACCGCTGGACAAAAAACTAAATTCATGAATATGCGTCCAGCATACAATGCTATTAATAATGCTTTTGATAAACAAGTTTGGGTTGATCCAACTGATCACCAACAAGGTCTTAAAATAAGTACATTAGATGAATATGCAAAATTAATAAATTCAATTGAAAAGACAAAAGCTGGTTCTGGTGGTGTTGTAAAAAATTTATATAAAACAGGAGAATGGTTAAATAATAATAACTATGGAACTAACGATCCTAATAAACTATATGCTGTAGTCCCTGATAATAAAGGAGGTATATCAAAAGTATATCCTTCTAATTTTGCTTTAGAAGATTTACAAGGAGATCCAGAAGATTTATATCAACAAATACTAGCTGAAAATAATCTTGATAATACTGTTACAAGTTGGTTAGATGCAAACTTAAAACCTTAATAACAATATGGAAAAATTAATGCAAGAGCTCCAACGTAAAGGTTTGTTTCCAGCAGATGGAACTTTACAAGAGTTTGTTAAGCAATATGGTAATAAAGAAGCTTTAACAAGTTTACACACTGATTTAGTAAGTAAAGAAATACTAGATGATAGTGTAGCTGATTTTGATTCTTTTGTTACAGGTTTTGAATTATCTGAGGTGGTAACACCTACTGTTTTAGGTGGTGATGATCCTTTTGAAACTACAGGTTTAGAAGAACCTTCTATTCCTAATACGCCACAGTCTATAGCCTCAGATTTAGATCAAGATTTGCAACAGTGGTATCAAGGTGAGTTAGAAAAACTAACCTTACCTAATGGTGCTAAAATACCTCAATACGATGCTGCTTTAAAAAGATTAAACGCAGAATTAAATACTAGAAGATTAGATAATGCTAGTGTAAATATGGATAATATTGCACAGCAACAAATAATTCCTTATTTAGGTGGAGAAACGTCAAACCCAATTATAGAGATTAGTGATCCCTCAGAAGTTGTGTCTGAGCAAAGAGCTGGTGAAGAATTTGTTTATGGTGGACAATCTCAATTAGAAGATAGATATAATAGACAAACCACGGATGCTGAAGCTAAACCTCAAACAGGTATTCATTCGTGGATGTTTACAGAAAGTAATGTTAATTTAAAACCGTATGGAGCACCTAGTTCTCAAGGCGTAAAAGATACGGAATATAAGCTAGCAAATAAACTATGGACGATTAGTGATGAATTTGATGGAAGCATAGATAAAACACTAGTGCCAGTACTTGAAAGACAATACCCTGGTTATGAATTTAAATCAGCAAGAGAAAAAGGCTTAAAAAAAGCAGGTACGCTTAACAATATTCATGGTATTCCTATTGAAGTCACTGCTCCAAATGGTGAAAAAACTACTATACATGGAGGATTAGATCCTTCTGGAGTAGCTAAAAATGTAGACTTAACAAAAACTATAGAAGAGCAAAAAGTTAAATTAGCAAACTTCATTAACACTCATGGTATAGACTTAACAAAAGTTAAATCTAGTATTCAAAGTACCGCTCAGAGGTATAATGATCTATTAGCAAAACCATATAATGAAAAGAAAGTTTCTCTTGGTGGTATAGGATTAGATCTTAACCAACAGGCTACAGCTGATAGTTACGGTATAGGTGAATATATAGAAGATGAGAACGGTACAGTAAGTTATAAATTTGAATATAATCCAGCTTTATTTCATGATAATTCATATGAAGATTACTTAGCAACTAATGGTGAAGAATTAATTTCAAGAGGAGTAATAACTCAAGACGAATTATCAAACCCTGACAGCGAAGAAACTAAAAGTAAAATTAAAAAAGATATCTTAGTTACTCATGGTGAGTATGGTGATGATAGAGAATTACAACTCCCAAACTACGGACCTAAAGCTGCCGGTTACAAAGCAATCATCCATGATATAGATTTTGGAAACAAATATATGGCATTTTCAAAAGGTAGTAAGGCTTGGGATAATACGGTTAAAGCTTTAGCCCCTGCTTATAATGCTGCTGGTGTAGATTTAGATGATGAGACGATTAAAACACATATTGCTCAAAAAGAACATAATAAGTATGTTAATGGTGCGTTAGACGCTAACTTGAATGAATATTTATGGAAGTCTGACAATGATAACAAAACTCAAGCTTTATTTTCTGTTGCTGCTATAGTTACTAAAGATGTTAAGTTAAATCAAGCTATGGCTTTACAAGGTCTTAATGAAGCTGCTATAGATAACTATAATAAACCTACTCCAGATTTAGCTATAGTAGACATGTTTGAAGAAACTTACAATGATCCTTCAGGTTCTTTCAACATAGAGGGATTAAGTGAAGATAATATAGTAACACTTAGAAATGGTAAACAAGTTTCTAAAAAAGATTTTAATGGGTATGTAGCTGCTAAAAGTAGAAGAAACAACCAAATGACAGCTATGCTAGATCGTAGGTCTAAAGCTTGGGAGTTACAAGATGAAGTTGGAGATATAGATGCTAATATAAAATTATTAGAAAAAAATTATAACGCTTGGAGTTCATCACTAGCTACTTTAGGATTAGGTTTTAGTGACATTGGAACTGGATTACTTTATTTAGGAGGTAAAGCAGCTAAATACACACCTGTAGGTGCTGGAGCTACTTTCTGGTTGGGACAAGCTGCTAACGCTTTTACTGAAGATGGAAATTTTTTAACAGACTTTTGGGATGAGTGGGACAAAGAATGGGCAGATCAGTACGATGATTATAGTTTTTGGAAAGAAGGAATTAAAAGCCAATACGGTAAAGAAGTAGGTTTTCATAGAGATAGATTTGGAAGAGGAGGAGCATTTTCTCCTGGAAATTTTGGAAGATTCGTAGCACAAGAAACTTCTAAACAAATACCTATTTTAGCTACTATGATTGCTAGTGGTGGAACCGCTGCACCTTGGGTTATTGGTGCTTACTCTGCTGGTCAACATTGGGCAGATGCAGATAGAAAAGAATACGTAACTGGTAAAGTTGAAAACGAGTTTATACAAGGTATGCAATCAATTGGCTATGGTGCTGCTGAAGGAATTTTTGAAAGACTTACTACTGTGCCTATATTAAGAAGAGGTGGTAAGCTGGTTCAAGGGTTAGGAGAACCTAGTATGTTAAGCTACAGGAATGCAATGAAACAATATTTTAAAGAAAATGGAGCGTTTCTAGTTTCTAGTCCTATTGCTGAATCTGCTGCTGAATTTGGTACTCAAATAACACAAAATGCTATTGATGGTAGACCAATCATGGAAAATGTAGATCATGCTGCTTTTGTAGGAGGTATGTTTGGTCATGCCATGAGTATAACACCTTTCATGTCAGGCCTTGCTGCTAGACAATTTAGTGATTATAATTCTTTTTCAGAATACAAAAATAGGCAACAAGAAATAAACGAGCTTGAACAAGAATTAGTTTATGAAACACAAAGGTTTGCAATTCCTCAAGATATAGCTTCTATTAAAATGAAGCAAAAAGTTATTGATGATTTAAAAGTAGAGCAAAAAGCTTTTGTTGAAGAAAAGTTTGCCGCTATTCAAAATACAATGACTAATAGTGCTTATAACAACTTTGAAGAAGCTTTGAACGAGCAAGCGGACATTAGTGAGGTTGTTAATGATATGTTATCAGTTGACAACACTAATACTAACAATAAATTACTTCAAGTATATAAAGATAGATTTGACAACTTACAATATAAAAGAGATGTATGGAGAAGTGCGGCAAATTTCTCTAATCAATTTACATTATTAGAAACATCTAATAAAGAAAGATACGACCGTACGGTTAAGCAAGCTAAAGCACAGTTAGCTAAAGATAACGTAGGAAATGTAAGAGATGATCAAGTTTTACCATTAGCTGAAGAAATATATGTAGGTGAACTAATAGATGAGAACTTTGAATCAGTCGCTAAAAATAAATCTAAAGGTAAAAGATATTTAAAATTCGATACTAACGGAGAAGCTTTAACGTATATAGAGGATGTTCTCGCGACCTCTAAGGAGAAAATAAATGCTAAGAAGGATTTAACAGACGAACAAAAAAAGTCTCGTATAGTTAATCTAGAACGACAGATAAGAGATGTTAAGGATAACGTCAACAAGAAGGAAACTAAAGGTGCGATAACTAGTTTGTTAGAAGGTAGATTAAGTGGTTGGAATATGACGTTTGATGCTGATGGTATATTAACAACTGATCCAGCGGCTATAAAAAGAAGTGAAGTTTTAGGTTTTAGAGAAAATGCGATAAGAAACAATGAGACTCAAATATTCACGCATGAAGCAGGTCATGATATTTTTGGAGAATTATTAGGTTATGACTCTAAAGAGTTTAAACCTTTAGCTGATGAGATAATATCTTACATGTCAAAGACTAATCCTATGTTATTAAAAGGATTAGCTTTAAAAAGAGGTAGAGAGTTACAGAAGTCAGATGAAGTAGTAATGAATTTTTTAGAACTTGTTGGACAAAAGAAAATAAACATTGAAGATAAACAAGGTGGATTACTTTCTTCTTCTTTTGGTTTTATAACTAATAATATTTTTAAAAACAACAACAAACCCACTATGGAGTTTAATGGACAAAATGGTGCTATTAAATTTCTACATGAATTAGGAACTGCAGTGTCTGAAGGTAGAGTTACTCCAGAAATGGTAGCTAAATGGAAGAGAGAGGGTGTTATACAAGGAGCTAAAAAGAAATATCAAAAAGCTCAACGTCAATATAAAAAGTTGATTGAAGAATCAGCCATAGCATTATTAGATGAAAATATAGATAATTATAAATTTTCCGATACTAAAGATGTTGAAGACGCAAATCAAATCATGAAAGATTTATTAGCTTTAGTTGCGGACAATAAAGTTACTCCAGTAAAAAACTATGAAGCTAAGAAAGCAGCATTAACAGCTAAGTATCAAAAACTTAAAAGTGAATCTTCAGTTGTGGAAACAGTTCCAATATTTGAAGGTAGTATAAGAGATGAATCTGACGCAGCAAGAAAAGAAAGAGTTAATTTAATAGAAAGATCTTTCAGAGGTAGATTAGAAACTGCACAAGGTGGTAGACCTATGGGGGAAATTCTTAGAGCTTATGAAGGGAAAATTGAAGCACTGTTTAAAAAAGGTGGATACTATGCTACAGATTCTTATCAGAGATTTCAAGATATTTCAGAAGCGTTGGAAGAGTTTACTGCTATAACAAATGTAGAACTAATGAAATCTATTCGTGCATTTAAACCAGATGTAAATAAAGATTTTGATGCTTACATAATGAGTCCTAAGATCTTGCCTAATAAAGTTAAGTTAGCTAATAAAATTATAGGTAGAGAATCTAAAAATGAAGGATTTGACACTGGATTAGAAGCTGCTAGTGGAGTAGCGGTAAGTGAAGATACTACTTTAGAAGAATTTGAAACAACATTAAGAGAAGTATTAGGTGTAAAGAAAGGTGATCCAATGTATGAAGCAGCTATGACGGCTGTTCAAGATGTAATGCAAAAAGGTTTACCTAAGTTTGAATACACACAAAGAAAGAAAAGCGGTGGAGGAGAAACTGTAACTCTCGCACAGGTTAGAAAAACATTAAGTACTAATCCCACTGGTGAAGCTAAAAGACAAGCAGAAAGAGATTTAGCTGGGATAATGAAAAAGGTTAAATCAGAGCTAGAAGCTAGTTATCAACAAGCTTTAGATAAGACCATTAAACAAGAATTTTTAAAAGCCAAAGTGTATGATTCTTTTTTAAAAGAACATCGTACTGAGTTATTAAAACGTTTACCTATTGAAGATCTAGTAGCTCTAGAAAGATTAGTAAAGCCAGAAAGTAAGATATTTACTAGTGTCAGAGTGATGGATAAACAAACTGGTAGAACTGTTTTAAATCCTACTGAAGTTAAACAGTATGAAGGATCTGGAAATTTAACTACAGCAACTACTACTCAAGGTCCTACTTTATACAATAGAAAAAACCCAAGTGAAAAACAATTTGTAGATTTCTTTAACGTTAGAGGAAGAAAAAATGCTTTAGCTAAAATACTTAGTAATGTTTTAGGATTAGATGCTACTATGCAAAATATAACTAGTGAAAAGGTTGTTAATGAAGTAGCTGAAGGAAATCCTCAAATTAAAGAACAATTAGGTGAACAAGCTTTAAAAGATTTTGCGTTATCTATAGGAAGAGGTACTGCTTTTAAATTTTCAATGGCCGAGTCTGTAGGCATGGAAGGTAGATTAGCAGAAGACTATAATAAGTTGCAACCAAATATTTTAGATCTTATAATTGACATGAATGTGTCTGATCCCATGTCAGTTAATTTAGCGGTAGATGTAGTATTATCTGAAGGCAAGTATGCTCCATATAGAAGTGCAATTAAAAAGAATTTAAAAAGATTTTTAAGACCTTACGCTAAAGCCGTTGACTCACCGGGTGAAATTCAAATAGATATTAATGAGTACATAACTAGAGAACTTGATAGAACTGAAGATGAAAGTATTCAGAGAATGTGGAATTCAAAACCAATGGCGCAAGCTTTTGCTAATCCAACCGATGTTGTACTTCAAAGAGAGTTTGACAATAGGACTATTCAACAAGAACTTTTAAATAAAGCAGGTTATGATAGTAAAGGTAATCAAAATCCAGTTACAGAGCAAATTAAAATAGACCAAGCTGCTTTAGAGGTAAGATATATGGCTAGGATTCAATCTGGTGTAGAAGTAGTTTCAAAGAAAGCAAGGAACATGCTTTACCAAAATATTAGTTCGTTTAAAGCTGATTTCTTAAAATCTAATTTTGGATTCAAAGATTATAACACTTTCAACGTAAAAGATAAAAACGGAAAATCTACTAGATATCTAGAGTTTATAAGAGAAGATGGATCACGTACTAAACCAGTGGTTTTTCCTACAAGTCCTTCTCAAAAAGTAGAACTTAATATGATAGATGGTTCTATGACTCAAGCAGAAGTAGATTTTAGAGAAAAAATGGCTGATGAAGCGTGGAACTTTGTTGTTAATAAATATAAAGCCGCAAAAGAAGTAGTAGAAAATGACAGTGCTGATGAGTTAAATATAGCAATGTTAATGGCTGGTATGGGTAGTATGATGAAAGGGCCAATTAGAGCAGCTGCTCCTTTTAGATATCGACCTGTTGACGCGCCATTTACAACTTTAAAAGATTCTGATGGAAATAAAAATTTCGAATACGAACATGGTATACCAGCTAAAATAGTTAACTTGCTAATTGCTGATGCAGTATTCAATCCTGACAGTGATGTTAATCTACAAAAACTAAAAGATTCATATGCGATAGGTGCTATTCCTGTAGATATGAACGAAAACTTTAGCACGTTTTTTGGAGATAGAATGCAAGACACTTATAAGGTTGGTGACATTGCACCTACAAGATGGTACAATGAATACACTAGAGGTAGAGCTGCTTACGCTGTAGAAGATGTTAGAACTAAAGAAAGGTTTGGAGAGAAAGAAGCTCAGTTGTGGAAAGAAGAACAGCAAGCTGCTAATGTTAATAAATTTTCTTTATCTAATGATGTAGTTGATATGGACGGGTTAAAACCAGATGAGATATTAAATTACGCAGCAACTATAGATAAGGCTTTACAAATAGCAAGAGATCCTAACGCCCCTGTCAAGAAGATTAGAGTATTTGATTTTGATGATACACTAGCCACAACAAAAAGTAATGTACTATATACTATGCCTGATGGTACCACTGGTAAATTAACTGCTGAAGAGTTTGCTAAAAAAGGAGATGAGATGGTAGCTCAAGGAGTTAAGTGGGATTTCTCAGAGTTTAATAAAGTAATGCAAGGTGGTAAAGGACCTTTACTTGGAGTTGCTAAATTAATTCAACAAGCGAGAGGAACTAAAGACGTATTCGTGCTCACTGCTAGATCTCAAGAAGCCGCGCCAGCTATTAAAGAATTTTTAGATAGCGTTGGTTTAAAAATTCCTTTGAAAAATATTACAGGATTAGGTAATAGTTCTCCTTTCGCTAAATCTAGATGGGTTATAGAAAAAGCTGCAGATGGCTATAATGATTTCTATTTTGCTGATGATCATATGGGTAATGTTAAAGCTGTAGAAGATGCATTGTCAGTTATAGACGTTAAGTCAAAAGTACAGCAAGCTAAATTCAAATTTAGTGAAAGTGTTGATAGAGATTTTAACATTATTCTAGAACATTCGCTTGGCATAGAATGGTTCAAAGACTATAGCAAAGCTAAGGGAGAAATGTTAGGGAAGCAGAATCAAAAAAGAAAAATACATCCTTATTCTGCAGAAGATTTTGAAGGGTTGATATATCCCTTACTAGGAAAAGGCAAAAGGGGAGATTCCAATTATAAGTGGTTTGAAGAACATTTATTTAAACCATTCTCAAGAGCAATGACTGATCTAGATTCTGCTAGAATAAACTTAATGGATGATTTTAGAGCTTTAAAGAAAACATTAATCGCTCCTAAAACAATTAAAAAAATAAACTCTACAGGATTTACTAACGAAAATAGTATTAGAGTTTTTGTTTGGGATAAATTAGGTAAAACTATACCTGGTTTAAGTAAAATTGATTTAGCTGAAATAAATAAAGAAATAGAAAATAATCCTGAATTAAAATTATTTGCTGAAGAATTAATTAAAATAAACAAAGGTGAGTATAAAGAACCTGGTAAACATTGGCTAGCAGGGACAATCACTACAGATCTTTACGAAGGATTAAATACTATAAAGAGAGCAGAATATTTAAAACAATGGAAAGAAAACGTTGACATTATATTTTCTGATAAAAACTTAAACAAACTAGAATCTAAGTTTGGTCCTAAATACATTGAAGCTTTAAAAAATTCTTTGAGAAGAATGGAATCTGGTTCTAACAGATCATTTAGTAATAATAGACTTACTAATCAAGTGTTAGACTATTTAAACAATGCTCAAGGAGTTGTAATGTTTTTGAACATGAGATCAGCTTTATTACAAGGTATATCAAATGTCAATTTCTTGAATTGGTCTTTTAATAATCCTCTTAAAGCTGGTGTTGCTTTTGGTAATATGCCACAATACTCTAAAGATTTTATAGAGTTAATGAACTCTGATTATTTAGTTAACAGAAGGGGTGGATTATCAATGGATATACACGCAGATGAGGTTGCTAATAGTGCTAAGACTTCTAAAAATAAAGCTAAAGCAATAATTAGTTATATAATAGAAAAAGGATACACTCCAACTAAGTTTATGGATAGTTTCGCTATAGCTTCAGGTGGTGCTACTTTTTATAGAAATAGAATAAACGATTTAGTTAAAAAAGGATTAAGCGAGGAAGAAGCAAGAGCTCAAGCTTACGAGGAGTTTGTAGAAATATCAGAAAAAAATCAGCAATCATCTAGACCAGATAAAATATCTTCTCAACAAGCTAGTACTTTAGGAAGATTAACATTAAACTGGGCTAATACTCAAATGCAGTATGTGAGAATACAAAAGAAAGCAATTCAAGATATAGCTAATAACAGAGGAGATTTTAAAACAAATGTTAGTAGAATAGTTTATTATGGAGTTGTACAAAACTTATGGTTTCAAATGGCTCACTCAGCTATGTTTGCATTAGCATTTGGAGAAGATGATGATGATCCTACTTTTAAAGAAGATAAGATAGAAAGAACTGCAAATGGAGCTGCTGATAATATTCTAAGAGGATTAGGAATTGGAGGGCATGTATTTTCTGTACTTAAAAATATGGGTATAAAAATATATAAAGAATCAGAAAAAGATCGACCGCGATATGCAGATCAGTTATGGGAATTATTTAAGTTGTCTCCAGTTATAAGTTCTAAAGTTAATAGACTTAAGCAAGCAGCTTGGCAATTCGATTCTAAAAAGAGGAGACAAGAAATGATTGATAAAGGATTTGCTTTAGATAATCCCGCTTATGAAGCAGGCGCTAAAGTAGTAAGCGCTGTAACAAATATACCTGTAGATAGATTGTTAATTAAGATGCAAAATATAGGAGATGCATTGTCAGAAGAAACAGATGCGTGGATGGATATAGCTTTATTACTAGGTTGGCCAAGATGGACTTTAGAAGCAAAGAAAAAAGAAACTTCAAAATGGGGACCTACAAAAGATAAAAAGAAAGATAGTTGGGGACCTAGTGGATATAAAAAAGAAAAATCATGGGGTCCACAAAAGTAGCATTAGTAACACCAACTAGAGGAGATAGACCTTTATTCAAGGATCAGTATTGGAATATAATAAAAAATCAAACTAGAAAACCTGATGAAGTTATAGTTGTAGATTATCCTCCTGTTAGTGATAAAAAAGATTTGTCAGCTAGATATAAAAAAGGTATTAAAGAAGCGGAGGAGAAAGGCTGTAATGTAGTTTTATTATGGGAAGATGATGATTGGTATCACCCGCAATATATTGAATGGATCTTAGATCAGTGGGAAAAAAATAAACAACCAGATATATTAGGTGTAGAAGAAACATATTATTATCATATAAAAGTAAATAAATTTAAACATTTAGTACATGGTGGTAGGTCTTCTGCATTTTGCTGTTTACTAAAACTACCTTATAAATATAGTTATCCTCATGATGAAAACATTTGGTTTGATTTACACCTATTTAAGAATCATGCTAAGAAACATTTGAAAGTTAAAACAATTAAATTTGATGATAAAGTATATGCTATAGGTATAAAACATGGTACAGGTGTGACAGGAGGAGTAGGACATAAAATAAAGTTTCCTTGGGATAAAAAAGATGGTTTACAATGGTTAAATCAAAACTGTAGTGATAATGAGATTTATCAACAAATTGCTAAACAAATATAAATGAAAAAGAAATGTTGGAAAGGCTATGTGGCTAAAGGTAAAAAGAAATCACCTAGTGGAAAGAAGGTTAATGGTAAAATAAAAATGGTTAACAACTGCGTAAAGAAAAAGTAATGGCTAAAAAAAGTGTTAATGCTAGATATGAAAAGCGTAATAAAAAAATGCGTTCAGATCATAAAAAAGAAACAGGTAAGACGTTAGGTAAAAGACAAACATCTGGTACGGGTAGTAGAAGAGTTTCTTTTGCTTGTCGATTTGCAGGTATGTCAGGTGGAATGACTAAACCTAATGGAGAGCCTACTAATTTAAGAATGGCTTTGAAAAAATGGGGATTTAGTAGTAAAGGTGAGGCTAGAAAGTTTTGTAATAAACATAAAAAGAAAAAATGAAATATTTATTAACTTTAATATTTACGTTTTTAATATTGATAGGATATTCTCAATGTGATAATGGTACAAACTATTATCCATCGTTCATCTATACACCGGTAGAAGACGCTTGGGATTATGCTTCATCTTGTAATTGGGCTGGAGAAGTTATACAACTTAATGTAAAAGCAGGAGATACATATGAGTTTTCTACATGTGATCAATATGGATTTGAGCAAGCTAGTTATGATACACAAATAACATTATTAGATGGATTAGGTAATTTGTTAGATTTTAATGACGACTATGGTGGATGTGCAGGGTATACATCTTATCTTAGATGGGTTGCTCCTTATAGTGGTACAGTTTATTTACATTTAAACGAGTACTATTGTTTGACTAACTTTACATGTACTACAGTTATGATATACCGTACACCTTCATTTGCTTTACCTATAGAGTTAATATCATTTACTGGTGAAATATTAGGAGGAGATATACATCCTGTAGTAATGATTAATTGGGAGGTTGCTTCTCAAGTTAATAATGATTACTATGAAGTACAGAGAAGTATAGATGTTGAAACTTGGAATACAATAAACACTGTGACAGGAGCCGGTAATAGTAACACCCAAATGTCATACTCTATTTTAGATGATAATCCACTGCATGGAGTTTCTTATTATCGTCTGAAACAAACCGATTATGACGGACAGACCGAATCGTTTAATCCTATATCAATTATAATCAGTTCAGAAGAAAAGATCATAGATAAAGTTGTAAATTTTATGGGACAAGAAGTAAATGAAAACTATAAAGGAATGGTATTAGAAATATACCGTGACGGAACTTATGTAAAGAAAAATTATGAATAAAGGAACAATAAGAAATGGGCACCATACCCAAAGTTCCTGTAACAAAAAAGGGGATCTCAATACGAGGTCCCCTTTTTATTTATTTTAGATGTGTTTATTTATCTTCACCAATCTTTCTTAGTTTATAAATACCATTGTGAGTAGTTATATTTTCTTCATTTATATTAACAAAACTAGGATATTCACTAAACAGATATTTTGATTTTAAATTAAATAAAGATTTTATATTTTCTTGAACTTTATTAGGATCTGTTATTAATTCTTCATATTTAACTGTTAAATCTATATAATTTTTATATTTAAAAGCTTGATTCATACAGGCATCATATCTACTTTCATTCACATAATTATTATCGGAGAGTAGAACATCTTCTTTATTTCTTACCATATTAACTATATGAATATTTTTTAATAAAGGTAGTTGTTTTTCTATTTCTTGTTCATTTAATATAGTGGAAAACATTGTTTTAATAGTTCTTTTACCTACATTAAAATCACTTTTTAGAAAATTTATTAATTTTATTTCATCTTTATTATATACTTTTAAATCAAACGCGTTGAATAATCTTCTTAATAATGTTGTACCTGTTTTAGCACAACCTGTTATGTATATTTTTTTCATTTATATAGTATTTAATCCCATTCCGAAGTGGTTTCTTGTTCCTCTTTTTATCGTAGAAATGTATTTTTTTATATTATCTATTTTAATTAATTCTTCATCAGGAGTATTTAACATAAAATTTAAACAAGGAGCTCCATGTAATTCAAAATTATATAAGCTTTTATTATATTTATATTTATCTATAACCATCATGGAGGGATGAATATATTTATAACCTTTATTAACATTTATACCTTTAGAATTAACATCTATTTTTAATCCTGCAGCTGTAAAGTTTTTTGTTGATAAATAATTTATTATATAATCTAAAGAATTTTTTTCTAACCAACAGTCAGAGTCTATTATTAACACATATTTAGATCTTATTATTCTGCTTAAAGCTATATGCATTCCTGGACCATGATGTACATTATATCCAAAATTATAGTGGTTTATGTTATTAGCATTAATTAATTCTTTTTTTAGTTTATTATTTGTTTCTACTATTATATCTCCTCTTTCTATTAATCTATAATCGCTACCGTCTATAATATTTATTTCTATATTTTTATCTTCATTTCTAACACTATTGATTAAATTAAAAATAAAATCTGGTGTATTATAGTTAACAGTTAAAATAGATAAATTATTTCTACTTATTGGCTCATGTTTATTTAAGATCATTTCTTTCTCCTTTTCCGGCGAGTGGAACTTTAACAAATGGTTCTACTATACAAACTTTATTTGGTATTTTATTATGTAATTTACTTATTACTCTAAAGTCTGAACATTTCCATTTATCCCATATCGCAAAGTCTTTATATTTAGAATGAAATATTAAACAGCTTCCTCCTATACGTGCTAATTGTGGGGTCCATTTTTCTGATCCAAAAGGAAATAATACTTTTCTGTTTTTAATTTCACTAGGAATTTTAATATTTTTACTACCCCATTCCATTTGAAAATAAATTAAAGTATCTTCATTATATTTATTTACATGTGTAACTAATTTACTTAAAGAATGTTGATCCACAAAGTAATCATCATCATCTATATATATTATCCACCCTTCTTTTATTTCTTTATGTACTTCATTAAAGTATAAATTATGAGCAGATAATCTTCCTGTTTTTGGATCTTTAGTTTTATCGTTTTTAACTAGAGAAATAGGATCATATATATAATATTCTTCTATTCCATTGTTTTTTATATAAGACACATTATCTTTACTATCAGTAATTATAACATGTCTTATATTTTTATAAGTTTGATTATTGATAGAATTAACATTTCTTTTAAAAAATTCAGGTCTTCCGGAAGTACGAGTTATAACGTTTATTAACGGGTTTTTATTTGACATATTTATTTTATTTCACAAGCTCCACCAGCACAAGCTAGTTCACCTGATAAGTCCGTGTTATCTTCTGTTTCTGTTATGTTTGATAGATCAACTTGTTTTAATGATTGCATTAACTCTTGATACTTACGACACGTTATATCCTCAAAAGGAGCTTGAGTATAAGTTCCACCATTAAATGGTAATACAGATAAACCATTATAATGTTCTCTGTTTTCCCACATCCATTCACCAGCATCGCCCCTTCTGGTTTCAAACTTACTGTTGCTGAAACATTGTGAGTATTAGATCCTTTTCTATGACCAGGTGTGACCCACTCTGTGGCAACCTTTTTTATACGTTCAAGTAACTGAAATGGTGACTCAGTCCTAAGTATAGATCCTTCAGGTGCTTTTTGTGGTATACTTATCACAGCAGTATCATGAGGTCGGAAATACTCATCTTCAATTAGCTCAGGATGATGTTCAGCTAAGTATTTATACATTGATTCGTTCTTCCCAACTCTGACCCTACGTATGTAATAATCATTATGCCATGCATGAATACCCGATGAAGTTCCTAATGCCAGAGATGTCGTCCCTGCAGGCTTCACGGTTGTACATCTTGCAGCTTTATTAATCCCAATCAGCTTCGCGACTCTTGTGTTTTCTCTTTTTACTACTTGGGCGGCTTTCTCCATGTCGTATCCTAACACCGTGCCACTCCCGATCCCCGTCATGCTCACCCCAATCAGCGCGTCTTTTTCGGTTGTCTCTTGCCATATTTCTCTTAAATAGTGAAAGTCTGTATAGCCAGCTTGTAATGTTCCAATGAACGCAGCAGCTTTCACTCTGTTGTTTAAATCTTCTTGTGATTCAATATCACTAGCATTTACTTCACATAAGTTACAAAACTGATATGGTCGTAAAGCTATTTCACAACAAGGATTAGTTCCCCAATCTTTGTCATTGTTGAAGTATATACCTGGTTCACCAGCTCCAGACAATTCCACACGTTTCCAGAGTTTCATAAAATATTCTTTAGTAATTTTATGTCTCATTAAAACCGCAGAGTTATTAGCTCTACCTCTTTGTGGATTAGTTTCCCACCAATCACCAGACTTACATGCTATCATTTCATTGTCATCAGCAGAGAATAAAGATATCAAAGCTGCTCTTCTAATACCACCTGCTAAGACAGCGTCTGCTATATGGCAAACAATATCATGAACTTCTACAGTTGTCAACTGATCTCCATCTTCTTTTGATTGTAATATTCCTTTAAGCTTTACTAAACATTCTTTTAAAGGTTGTGGGCCAGGAGCTTTACCTCCTGACGTCACTAGCTGAGCACCTTTAGGTCTTATGTCTGAGTAATCGAAACTAATTCTTGACGATCTTCGATCACCCATATAAGACTTCATTAGCACTTTAATTGCATCAGCCCAACCTTCAATTGAATCACCAATAAGAAATCTTCTCCTACGTTTTTCATAAGGTTTATTTATAGGAGGTAATTTGTTTACATGGTGGTTCTGAACAGAATACCCTACTCCTGTTCCTCCAAGAAGCAAAAACATTACTTCGTGGAAAGAATCTACATGGTCAATAGGGAGATAAGCGCAGTTATATACTCTATTAGGAGATATCTCAATCGGCTTGCCGCCGAATTGTAAACTCCGCATGCTTGGTAAAACCTTCTTTTCATATACTAATTTATAAACATCATTTATTTGATCCGCTAATTGCGGATATGTTTTAATATGCATTGCTTTATTTCGATCTACTAATTCTTCCCAGGTTTCCCTACGTTTTTCATTAGGTAGATATTTCGCATATTTCATGTACACTGTAATATTAGATAAGATTTCACTTGCTAATTCCATTCTCTTTTGCTTTCTTTTTATCTTCTACATTTTCCTCCATCTTCTTTTTTAGTTCATCGATGGCGTCTTGATATCCGGGCATTAGTTTTAATGTTTCTAATGATCCGATACTGAGTTCTTTTAAGTGAGTAGTTTCATTCAACAAGTATTGCATTAACCTTGTTAAAGATTCTACTTTATTTTTCATTTCTAGTAATGTTTGTTCCTTCATGGTATATATTTATACAAATATCAATTAGTGGTAAATAAAAAACATGAGATGTTTTGTTATCTATTTGACCGCCGTAAGTTCTCATACCAATTAATACACCTGGATAAAATCCTATACTTAAATCCCAATTTCTCATTTGTATTGTTTTTCAAATTCTATTAATTCTCTATATTTCAAATATCCTTTCTGTTCAATACTCCATTTAATAAACTTATCAACTTGTCTATTTTTATATTGTATCCTAGCTACTGCTTTTTTCTGGAGAGGATTAGTTCTATAGTTGTGTCGCACTCTTTTTGATTTTGTGGTTTATAAATTGTAAAACCAGGCAAATACATTTGAACATATCTTTTAAACAACTTCCATCTTATTGGAAAAGATTCATTAGGTCTTCCTTTACATTCGATTATAAAGTCTTTACCTACGAAATCTGGAGTATACTTTATTCCTAAAATATTTTTATCTCCTCTGTTTTTATACTCTCCTTTGCTATTTGCACATCTCTCATATACATCACTTTGAAATTTAAAAGTGTGTATTAGTTCATACGTTTCTCCTTCGTATGTGGCTTTTATGTTAGCTGCTTTTAAAGCTTTATACATATAAGCTTCTAGCCCAGAGGCAAAAGAAAGACCATCAACGACGGTCTTCTTTGCCCTAACTGGTCCTTTTTTCTTCTTTTTACCCCGCCACATCTGTTACATAATAAGGTAAACCTGGATTAAAACTGCCTGAGCTAGCTTCTTGTAACTCTTCTTTAGCAGCTTGAATGTATAATATCGCATCCATTAATTCCTCTTGAACATCGTTAAGATATCCTGTTAGATCTTTATGTCCACCAGTTCTTTCGTCATGTAATGTTTTACCATACTTTTCAAAGCCAACATCTGATCTTGATACAAATTTATCTACTACTCTTTCAACCACTGGGTCTCTAAATTTAATTGTCTTCTCTTTCATCTTTATCATCTTTAATCCACATAAATATCGCGAACAATCCTAGTAAAAACATTGCTCCGAACATTAAATACATTTG